GCACTTTTCATAGGCTCAAACAAGCTCAAAAGGTATCAACTTTCGTATTGCTTCACTTTGTTTGCGCTTAACGGTCGGCACACTATAGTTCATTAGATCTGCCGTCTGTTCAATCGTGTGAAACAACAGATACCTGTGTATCAATACTGTTTCAAGATCATCGTCATGAAGCTGCGCGATAGCACATGAAACTTCGTTTGCAATTCTCATCAGATCACGAATGTTTCTCAGAAGTTCAAGTTCAGATTCTGCAATCATCATAAGAGCTTCCTCTGTGCTGTTTTTTGAGCCGTCGCTCTTGCCTTTATCATTACACTCATAGCAAACCGAAACGCTTGTAGCTTGCTCTCTGCGCTTCTCTACGAGTATTTCAAGTGCCTTGACTTTCTTATCGGCATAGAAAGCACGATTCAGCCAAGCCTTTACTTCAAGCTCTTTCATCTCTCCCATATCCACACCTCAACCTTGTACACGTCCTCATTCAGCCCGTGGAACCGCATATACATCACCGCACCATAATGTGACGTGAATGCTTTGATTTTGGTCATCGATGTATGTACGTATGTACCATAATCGCCGTTACGGATCACAAATATTCGTGTTTTCATTTGTCCTCCCCGTTCTCACACGCCGGACACACCTGCCGCCCCTCTGGAATCTCGGCACCGCAACATACGCAGGTTTCGGTGTTTGCGTTGTGGTGTGGTGCTACTCGCGTGTTCCAGCTCACGATTGCTTTTTTCCTGCCGTCATATTCCCTTGCAATTGTTAGCGTAGCGTCATTGTTTAACCAGTATGTAGTCAATCCGCCACGTTTTTCTGTTCCGCAATT